AGGAGCGGCTCGGTCATGCCTTCCTCCTGAACACCGCGGTGCAGCGCAGCGGTGAGCGAGTGACCGCCACCGAGGTCCGGGCGATGATCGCCGAGCTCGAGGCTTCTCTTGGCGGCGTCTTCGCCACCCTCAGCGAGGAGCTGAGCACCCCCCTCGTCACCCTGGTCATGGGTCAGATGCTCCGCCGCCGCAAGCTGCGGAAGATGCCCAAGGGGATGGTCCGTCCGATCATCGTCACCGGGCTCGACGCGCTCGGTCGCGGTCAGGACCTCCAGAAGCTCGACATCTTCCTCGCCGGCGTCCGGGATGCCCTCGGTCCGCAGGCGGTGGCGCAGTACCTCAACGTGCAGGGCTACCTGACGCGACGTGCATCGAGCCTCGGGCTCGACCTGAACGGCCTCGTCAAGAGCCAGGAGCAGTTGCAGGCGGAGATGCAGCAGTCGCAGCAGCAGTCCATGATGGAGCGGCTCGGTCCCTCGGTGATCCAGGGCGGAGCCAAGTTGATCGGGCAGCAGATGCCCCAAGGACAAGGAGAAATGACAGTTGGCTGAGAGCACCCCGGCGTTCCCTAACGATCCCTCAGTCGGTCCCAACGACGCGGCCTATGCCGCCCGTGCGGAGACCGCAGCCCAGCAGGCGGCGAAGGCCCAAGAGCCTGCGGGTGACTTCGACATCGCGGTCGCACAGGCTCCCTCGGAGTCTCCGACTGCCCCGGAGTCACCCGCCCCGCTTGCGGGGAAGTTCAAGGATGCCGCCGAGCTGGAGAAGGCGTACCTGGAGTTGCAGAAGAAGCTCGGCGACAAGCCGGCGACCGAGGCTCCCGCCCCCGAGGGGCTGATCGGAACCGAGGCTCTCGCCGGGTTCGTCGAGGAGTACCGCGGCAACGGGACCCTCTCCGAGGACTCCTACGGGAAGCTCCAGAAGCTCGGCCTCAGCAAGTCGGTCGTGGATGCCTACATCGAGGGGCAGAAGGCCGTGGTCGAGCGTCAGACCGAGTCGGTCTACGCAAGCGTCGGCGGCAAGGAGGCGTTCTCCGAGATCCTCGCCTGGGCGGCCACCGGGCTCCCCGCGGAGGACCGTGAGGCGTTCAACGGGATCATGGCATCCGGCGACCTCAAGGCCGCCTCGTTCGCCGTCCGCAACCTCGCTGCCCGTTTCTCGCAGGAGAACGGGAAGCCGAGTCGCATTGAGGGCAAGACCGTCGCCGCCCCTTCGGGATTCCGGAGCAAGGCGGAGATGATCGCGGCGATGACCGATCCCCGGTACCAGCGGGACTCGGCGTACCGGCAGGAGGTGTCCAGGAAGATGGCCTCCTCCCAATTCGTTGACGGATGATGCTCCTGCGATCCGCTCTGCTGATACTCGCTCTCTGCGGGTGCAACCCGGTGCAGCGGATCGCGGTGTCGTCGAACGAGATCCGGACCGAGGCTCAGGCACTCGTCAAGCACGGGATGGAGCGAGGCGACGGCGAGGTCGTCACCCGTGCAGGACGCATCGACGGGCTTGCCGCGGGGATCCACAAGGAACTCCCGAACGTCGAGAACAAGACTCCCGAGTGGCTCACGCTGCTCGAGTGGGGGGCAATCGCCGCGGTGCTCGTCGCCGTGGCCGTGATCCTCTGGCAGACGGGAATCGGCTCCGCATTGAAGGCAATCCTCGGGTGGATCCCGAGGAGGACGAGGACTGACGCGACCCTGGCCGCGTCTGCCCTCTCGGAACAGAAGCCAGAGACCATCAGGGAGTGGATCGCCGCCAAGAGGGCAAGCGACCCGCTCTGGGATCGGGCATTCAAGGATGCCCAGAAGGAGATGAAGTGATGCTCAACGACATTCTGATCGCAGCGTTCGTGTTCGTCGCCGGTGCCGCCATCGGCTACTGGCTCTGCAAGAGCAAGAAGCTGTCCTTCTGAGAAGGACAGATAGTGGAACTTTAGGTTCCACATCGACCGCCCCCGGGGAAACCCGAGGTCGGTGATTCAACGCTTCCGGTTGGTTCGGCAGGACCATCCGGATGAGGTCCGGGGACAGACGACCCGCATCCGCTGAGGCCCCCTGCGGGGGACACCCTCGCGTCGATGCCGTTCGCCTGACGGGCTGACCCGTACTGCCAACGCATTTATCACACAAGGAGTCACCACAATGGCTGGTGAATTCAACTTCTCTGGAACCCGCGCCGGTTCCAACAACGGGGCTAGCGACAAGCGCGAGCTCTTCCTCAAGGTGTTCAGCGGCGAGATCCTCTCGAACTACGAGACCAAGCTCGTCCTCGCTCCCCTCGTCCGCAACCGCACCATCTCGGTCGGCAAGTCGGCGACCTTCCCGATCTACGGCAAGGCGTCCGCCAAGTGGCACACCCCGGGCGAGAACATCCTCGAGGCCGCCTCGGGCTACCTCAACGACTTCAAGTTCGGTGAGCGCGTGATCGCCATCGACAACATGCTGACGGCCAGCACCCTCATCCACGACGTCGATGAGCTGATGAACCATTGGGATGTCCGTGGTCCCATCGCCCAGGAACTCGCGTGGTCGCTTGCCCGTGCTATGGACGGCTTCGCCATGCGTACCATGATCGCGGCCTCCCGCGCCTCGAGCCCGATCTCGAACACCTCCGGCAACGGCACCGCGCTTGCCGGCGAGACCATCACCACCGGCACCGCCGGCTCGGTCACGGGTGCTCAGATCGTTGATTCGCTCTTCTCCGCTCAGGAGAAGTTCGACAACAAGGACGTTCCTGAGTCCGGTCGCTTCTGCATCGTCCGCCCGGAGCAGTACAACCTCCTCCTGGCTGCTGCCTCCAGCTCGTCCTACGCCTTCCGGTTCTCGAGCGACTTCGGCTCGGGTGTCGGCGACGTGTCCAAGGGTACGGCTGCTCCCGTCGAGATCGCCGGGTTCAAGGTGCTCAAGAGCAACCTGTTCCCCCGTGACACGGGTGCGGAGAACACCAACGCCCTGTGGGCTGCCGGCGGCGGTGCTCAGGCGAACATCGCCAACGACGTCTTCGGTGCAGACGGCGTCGGCTACGGCCCGGACGGCACGGTCGGCATCGACTACTGGGGCGTCTGCGGTCACGCGGATGCCATCGGCTGCGTCAAGAAGCTCGACGTCGCCACGGAGATGGAGCGCAAGATCGAGTACCAGGGCACCCTGGTCGTGTCGAAGCTCATGGCTGGCTTCGGCATCCTCCGTCCGGAGTGCGCCATCGGTCTCAAGTGGGGCGCGTGATAGCGGCCTGATTCACTAACACCTACCGCCTGCCCGGGGAAACCCGGGTAGGTGGATTCCTCCTTTCCTCCCGGCCCCCGGTGGACACCTACTTCCACCGGGGGCTTTCCTAGGAACACCCATGAACGAAACGACCAGGCTCGAGGCCGTCAACACCATGCTCTCCTGCATCGGCGAGAGCCCCGTCTCGTCGCTCTCCGGAACGGCGACCGCGGACGTCGCCATCGCGCAGAACATCCTCAACGAGGTCTGCCGCGACCTGATGAGCCGCCAATGGTCGTGGAACTCCAAGAAGAAGCAGACGCTCTCCCCGGACTCCTCGGGGAAGATCGCCGTTCCCGCCTCCTGGGTCCGGGTCGATCACCCGACCAAGGACTACGCCAAGAAGGGCGCGTACCTCTACAACCTCGAGGACGAGACGGACGTGTTCTCCGACTCGGTCTCCGACCTCGAGGCGGTCGTCCTGCTCGAGTGGGACGACATGCCCGAGCCTGCCCGTCGCTACAGCATGATCCGCGCCGGTCGCACGATGGCGGCACGGATGGTCAGCAGCGAGAAGGCGGTCGCGTTCACGGAGCGGGACGAGATGCAGTCGTTCATGGTCCTGCGCGAGTTCGAGGCGGAGCAGGCTGACTACAACATCTTCAGCAACCCGGACATCGCCTACAGCAACAGGCGGTGGGCATGAGCCTGATCTCGATCCAGGTTCCGAACCTCATCCAGGGGGTGTCTCAGCAGCCCCCTCAGATGCGCCTCCCGTCTCAGCTCGAGGAGCAGACGAACGCCTACCCGTCCATCTCGGACGGCCTCTGCAAGCGTCCCCCCGTCCATCACGTAGCGAAGCTGGCGGACAATGCCGCCGCGCAGTTCGTCCACTTCATCAACCGAGACAACTCCGAGCGGTACGTCGTCCGCTCCACGGCATCCGAGATCAAGGTCTTCAGCCTCGCCGGCGTCGAGCTCAACGTCTACAACGGCCTGACCGGGACGACCGCGTTCTCCTTCCCGTCCTACCTGAACGCTCCCGGGAACCTCCGCGCCGTCACGGTCGCCGACTACACGTTCCTGGTCAACACCAACGAGACTCCGGCGATGGCGGCAGCCACCTCGGCCGCTGCCGGCAACGAGGCACTCGTCACGGTGATTCAGGCCGGGTACAGCATCGACTACACGGTCGTGATCCGGGTGGGCTCCACGGACCACTCGTACACCATCGCGGCTCCCGGTACGAGCGGAACCCTGAAGAGCACGTCCATCGCGGCGAGCATCCGCAACGACATCAACGCGGCAACCGCGACTACCGGGGTGTCCGCGACCCTCTACGGAAACACGATCCACCTGAGCAGATCCTCCGGTGCGTTCACGGTAAAGGCGTTCGACTCCGGATCGAACAACTACATCTCCTGCGCCAAGGATCGCGTCTCGCGCATCTCCGACCTCCCTCTCGAGGCGAAGCACGGCTTCAAGATCGAGGTGGTGTCTGACGTCGAGGATCCCGAGGCGACCGGGTACTACGTCCAGTTCGTCGCAAACGACGGCATCGGCGGAACGGGAATCTGGGAGGAGACCGTCGGGTTCTCCACCAAGACCACCCTCGACGGCGACAAGATGCCCTACGTCCTCGTCCGGAGGTCGGACGGCAACTTCGCCTGCTACAAGCCGACCTGGGGTACCCGGACGGTCGGCGACTCCACGACCGCTCCGGAGCCGTCCTTCATCGGCCGCAAGATCAAGGACATCTTCCTGTTCCGCAACCGCCTCGGCTTGCTTGCCGGCGACAAGGTGATCCTGAGCGAAGCCGGTCAGTTCTTCAACTTCTTCCGCACCTCGACCACGATGGTCCTCCCGCAGGATCCCATCGACGTCTCGGTGAGCCACAACAAGGTCGCCACCCTCGAGTCCGCCGTCCCGTGGGACGACCGCCTGATCCTGTTCTCCGACCTGACGCAGTTCAGCCTCGGAAGCGGCGGGGACTCCGCCCTGACCCCGCAGACGGTCGAGGTCGTGGCGACGACCGAGTTCGAGAGCTCGTCCGACCAATGCCGACCGGAGGCGACCGGGCGGTCGATCCTGTTCACGCAGCACAAGGGCTCGTTCACGGGTGTCCGCGAGTACGTCCGGATCTCCGTTGACGAGAAGTACGACGGCATGGACATCACCGCCGCGGTACCCGCATACGTCACGGGGACTCCCCGGCAAATCTCGGTCAGCACCCACGACTCGACCGCGTTCCTCCGGACCTCCTCCGGACTGTACAACTACAAGTGGTTCGTGAACGGCACGGAGAAGATCCAGTCCGCCTGGAGCAAGTGGGACATCGGAACGGGAGCCGTGGTGCAGGGCATGGAGTGGTTCGACCACAGCCTGTACGTGGTCGTCACGCGGTCGTCCAAGACCTACCTCGAGCGGGTGGACTTCGACGGTCGCTTCACCGACACCGGGCTTACCTGGGGCATCCACCTCGACCGTCGCGTCTCCGTGACCGCGACCACCGCCGGTGCCGCCTCCGGGACCACCATCGTTCCCCTCACCGGGCTCGGCA